ATCTGACCGGCATCCTGATCGACATGGAGGGCATGATCAAGGACGGGCGGCTGCGGTGCATCGGGGACAACGACCTGATGAAGATCCACATGCTGGACAGCGCACTCAAATTTGAAGACGGGACGAACCGGCGGCGGCTGATCAAGATCGCGCCGAAGGCACACATTGACGGCATGGCGGCACTGAGCGACGCGATCTGCATGCGTCACAACTACTACGAGGAACTGCAAGGCCAGCTGAGTAACAAGAGGTGATCACATGGGACTTTTTGATGCCATCTTCGGGCGGAAGAAGGCGGAGCCGCAGAGCGTGGCATACAAGACGCTGACGGCATACCAGCCGGTCTTCCGGACCTGGGGCGGACAGATCTACGAATGCGACATGGTTCGCAGTGCTGTGGATGCTCATGCGCGGCATGCGTCAAAACTGAGCTACCAGATGAACGGGACGGCGCGGACGAAACTGTACACGCAGACCAGGAGCAAACCGAACCCGTGGATGACGTGGTCGGCGTTCCTGGAACGCTGCGTGAACATATACAACATCCAGAACAACCTGTTCATTGTTCCGATCCTGGACCAGTACGGCGAGGTCAGCGGATATTTCCCCGTCCTTCCGAGCGAATGCGAACTGGTGGAGGTCGCCGGGGAACCGTGGCTGAAGTTCACGTTCCTGCAAGGACAGAAGAAGAGCGTCAAACTGAACCGCGTCGGCATTGTGGTCCGGCATCAGCTGAAAGACGACCTGTTCGGAGAGAAAAACACTGCGCTGGCCCCGACGATGGAACTGGAGAGCATGGTTAACCAGGGCATTGCGGAGGGCGTCAAAAACGCGGCTACATTCCGGTTCATGGCCCAACTCAACTCCAAAGCGTTTGACGAGGATTTGAGGAAAGAACGTCAGAGGTTCGATAAGAACAACTTCCAGGGCGAAAGCGGTGGCCTCCTGCTGTTCGGCAACCAGTTCAGCAACATCCAGCAGATCCGCCAGGAAGGATACAAGGTTGATCCGGAGCAGAAGAGGCAGATCAAGGAAAACGTGCTGGACTACTTCGGTGTCAGCGAGAACGTATTGCAAAACAAGGCGTTGGGTGATGAACTCGACGCCTTTTTCAACGGAGCCATTGAGCCGTTCAGCATCAAACTGAGCGAGGCCATGACAAACATGGTCTTCTCGCAGCGCGAGATCAACGGCGGAAACAGCATCCTTTTCACAGCGAACCGGCTGCAATACATGCCGGTGGCCCAGAAGATCTCAATGGTCAAGGAACTGGGCGACCGTGGATTCCTGATGATAGACGAGGGCCGCGAGTTGTTCAACTACGCACCGCTGCCTGACGGAAAAGGCCAGCACGCACCGATCCGGGGAGAGTATTACATGGCGGACGAGGGCAAGCAGAACGATGACAAAACGGGCGGAGGGTCGGGTGACGACGCCGCAGAGGAGGGCGAAAACGATGAATAAAGAAACGCGGGCGTTCAGCTTTGAGGTCCGTGCCGAACAGAACGAGGACCACGGCACGTATATCACGGGAACGCCGATTGTATTCAACCAGGAAACGGACCTGGGGTTCTGCCGGGAAAGCATCGCACCGGACGCTCTGAAAGACACCGATCTGAAGGACGTCCGGTTTTTGATTGGGCATAACACCAGCATGATCCCGCTGGCCCGGAGCCGGAACAACAACGAGAACAGCACCATGCAGATGTCCGTCACGGACGAGGGCATGGACATCCGCGTGGATCTCGACACGGAGAACAACGCGGAGGCAAGGTCGCTTTATTCCGCCGTCAAGCGCGGGGACATGTCCGGCATGTCCTTCATGTTTGCGGTTGATAAAGACAGCTGGGACGACCTGGACACCGACCACCCGAAGCGGACGATCACGTCCATCCGGAAGGTGTACGAGGTGTCGGCGGTCGCATTCCCGGCCTATGAAGGCACGAGTATCCAGGCTGCATCCGAAGGCGACACGCTGGAGAGCGTGAAAGCCTCGCTGGAGAGCGCAAGGGCGCGGCTGGCGGAAGAACGGGCCGAACAGGCCGAAACGGAACGCCGGACGGCGTTGCTGGAACGGCTGAAAAAAATCACGGAGGTGTCAGACAGTGAAGTTTGACGAAATGAACGCCGAGCAGCTGGAAGCCAGACTGGCTGAACTGACCGACGAGACCAGCGAAGAAAAGCGGGATGCGCTGGATAACGACGCACTGGAGGCCCGGATCACCGAGATGGAAGCCATCCGTGCGGAACTGGATGCCCGCAAACAGGCCCACGCCGAAGAGGCGCGCATGGCCGAAGAAGCCGCAAAGAAAAGCGGCAAACCTATCATTGAAAGCGAGGTAAAAAACATGTACGACGTGAACACTGCCGAATACCGCGACCTGTGGCTGCGGAATCTCCAGGGTAACCTGACCGATGAAGAGAAGCGGGCCTATGCGTCCAACAACACCAACGCTGTCCCGACGATGGTCAGCGACAAGTTCTTTGAGAAGCTGGTCAAGCTGGCCCCGATGCTGAGCGAGATCACCCTGCTCCGCGTCGCCGGTAATCTGAAGTTCGTGTCCGAAGGCGTCCGCAACTCTGCCGACGCGGGCCACACCGAGAACAGCGCGAACGATCCGTCCGCCGACACCACCGTGTCCGTCACCCTGGGCGGCTATGAGTTCCTGAAGATCCTCCAGATCTCCCGGACCGCCAAACTGATGAGCATCGACGCCTTTGAAGGCTGGCTGGTCAACATGCTGACCGGCGACATTGCCCGCAGCATCGACAACTACATCATCAACAACGGAACGAACGGCTTCGTGACCAAGGTCACCTGGACCACGAACACCAACCAGATCGTGAACACCGAAGGCTATACCTACGGCAACATCTGCGACCTGATCGCGCTGCTGCCCGCCGCCTACGATCCGGAAGCGAAGTTCCTGGTCAACAAGAAGACCCTGTACGGCGACATCGCGCAGATCGTGAACAGTTCCGGTGATCCCATCTTCGTGCCGAACACCGTGACCGGCGTCGGCGGAATGCTGATGGGTTATCCGGTGCTGGTGGACGATTACGTCTCCACCGCGAACAAGGCCCTGTACCTGGGCAAGTGGACCGACATCGTGGGCAACCTGTCCGAGGACATCAATGTGGAGAGCGACGCGAGTGCCGGATTCACCGCGAACGCGATCATGTATCGCGGCGTCGCCGTGTTCGACTCCCAGCCCGCGAAGACCGACGCCTTCGTGCGCCTGGTGTCCACCACCTAATGATCTGAAGGCGACGGCCTTACAGATACGCCCGGACGGACTTTGATCCTTTCGCCGTCCGGGCATTTCCTTTGAAAGGATCGGAAAGGATGAGGAAAGATGAAAACGATGATTGCGGTCCCTTGCCTGGACACGGTCCAGACGGAGTTTGTGCAGAGCCTGGTCGGACTGAAGCCGGTCGGACAGATCCGGCACGCCTTCCTGTCGTCCTCGCTGATCTACAAATCACGGACGGACCTTGCCCTGATGGCCCTGGCGGAAAAGGCGGACTACATCCTGTGGCTGGACAGCGACATGGTATTCCCGCCGGAACTGCTGGCGGATCTGATGGAATCCATCAAAGGACGGGACATGGTCGCGGGCGTGTGCCACATGCGCCGTCCGCCGTACACGCCTGTTCTGTACAAAAAGCTGCGGCAGGGGTTCACTCCTGCGGAGAACGAGAGCGAGAAATACGTGGATTACCCGAAGGACGGGATCTTCCCGGTGGAGGGATGCGGTTTCGGCTGCGTCCTGATGAAAACGGAAGTCGTCCAGAGCGTGGTCGATAAGTACCACGATGTATTCGCGCCGCTCCCCGGATACGGCGAGGACCTGTCCTTCTGCATCCGCGCACGCGGCTGCGGATATGAGATCCACGCAGATCCCCACATCCAGGTGGGCCACAAGGCCAGCACCATCGTTACGGACAAAACGTTTGAGGCATACCGGAAAACGGGTGTCATGGAGGGATAACGATGCTGAACGAGTGCAGGACTGCACTGAAGATCAATGGCTCCACGCTGTACGACGCAGACCTGTGTTCCCTGATGAAGGCGGCAGTGCTGGATCTCAAGGCTTCCGGAGTCGTGATCCCCGGCACGGTATCCTTCACGGAAACAACGGCAGGGATCACGGACAACAGCAGTCTGAAAGACCCGCTGGTCATGCGGGCCATTTTCTCGTATGTGGACTGGCAGTTCTTCCGGAACGCCGGGAACGTCGATAAGCGGCGGGAAAACTACGAGATCCAGAAGACCCAGCTGATGCACGCATCAGACTATACCGACTACGGCGGTGATGTCGAATGATGCGGGCGGATGTGATCGACCTGATCAAAGAGAACCGGACGGGCCACGGAGTGCATGAGGTCGTGACCGATACGGAGCGGACCGTCATGTGCATGGTGGAGAGCGTCCGGCGGAGCGAGTATTACGATGCGTCGAACGCCGGGTACAGACCGGAGTTTGTTTTCAAGCTGGCTCTGGCGGAGGACTACCAGAACGAACGGCTGCTGAAATACAAGGGGCAGAAGTATCGGGTGGTCCGCACGTACCGGACGGACGACGAGGGCATCGACATCACGGCGGAGAGGAGTGACGAGAATGGCACGGACGAGAACAGTACAGACGCCGCAGACAGTGACAGTTAACGCCATCGACAAGATCGTGGCGAAGCTGAACACGCTGGAGGGCATCGAGTTCGCAAAGGACGCATGGGTGAACAAGGCCCCGGAGAACTACGGCGTGGTGGAACTGAGCAGCACGGCGCGGCAGCTGTGGGCGGACGGACATCTGACGGACTCCTCCTGGAACGTGGTGGTGACGGCGTATGTGGCGGACGACAGCGACAAGTATCCCGCGATG